CTAACTCAAGGATCAATAAGTCTTTGAGGAAATGGAGATGTTAAAATGGGCTTACGAGTAGAAATAACTTACCCCCCAAAGTATTATAAAGAACAAATAGCAAAGGCTAAAAAAGCTGGCGATATGGAAAAAGTAAAAGAATTACAAAAAGCCTTAGTACAAAGAGAAAAAGAAATAAATATACAAGAATCTATGGATCGTAATTCCAAAGCTAATAATGCCTCACTAAAAGCAGGATCAGCAATGGGTGGAGCAGATGCACCAAAGCCAAGAGCTAAACCTAAAATGCCTATGCCTAAAAAGAAACCAGAAATGATGTATGGTGGTATGGCAAATAATAAGAAGCATATGTATTCCGCAGGTGGATCGGTCACAGCCAATCTAGGTCTAGCTGCATTAAAGAAGCAACGCCCAGACGTAGTTGCTAAAATGATGAAAGGTAAATAATAACATGTACAAAAAAACAAAGAAGATGTCCAAGGGAGGTGCTGCCAAGAAAATGTATGGTGGTGGTATGAGCATGGCTAAGAAGGGTACGAAGAAGTACTCTAAGGGTGGGGCAGCTAAACGTAGATAATGCCTAGTCTTATTAGTAATGTACCCCACTTTAATTGTTGGGTACGAAGAGAGTTCACTAGTAACCATCAAAAATATCACGGTGAATTTCTTCATGCGATTGCATTNGCAGTAAANACAATACCAGACAGATCACTTAGTTTTCAGGTTGTGTTTACGGGATGCGAAATAGATAGGGAAGATGGACCTCAAGAGAATGTACATGGAGGAGCTATGTGGGCAAGGATGCCGATACAGGCACTCGTAGCTGACATACCTCTAGAAGAGTGGCCTGACCCAATGGAAGATCATTTATGCCAACCTTGGGATTGTGAGTCACGAGAGCATAGTACAGTCATTCTAGACAGAGTAAGTTCATCCCCTTGGATATGTAAGATAGGAGGTGATCTCTATACAGGTAGGTATTTATTTACCGTAGATTATACAGGTAACGATATAGCAGATGACCCTGCACAGCACAAACAGTCACACGTAATATATTTAACAGGGGCTGGTAGTTGGACAGGAAATTTTGTAGCGTTACCTAACAATAGAGTAAGGGCTACGAGTCCTGCTTTATGGAGAACGGGGGAGGGTGCACCAGACTTTGTACCGTCACAATGGTCGCACTCAGCAGAGGGACATGAGACATACTTAGATCCCTCTGTAACATTTAATAATCTATATGCAAGGGACACAAAGAAAAATGCCAGTAAAAACAAAAGCAAAAAAAGTAATAAAAAAAGTAGTTAAGGGATTAACAAAAGCTAGTGCCTTACATAAGAAACAATCGAACCAGCTTAATGCCATTAAATTAAAGAGTGGTGGTAGCACAGTTAACGCAGCAGGTAACTATACACAGCCCGGTATGCGTAAGGGTCTGTTTAATAGAATCAAAGCTAGTGGTAAAGGTGGATCACCCGGTCAATGGTCTGGGCGTAAGGCACAGATGCTGGCAAAGCAATATAAAGCAAAGGGTGGTGGCTATCGTGGATGATAAGCTATGTGCATGTGATGACGCAGAAGAAGGTCAGCTATGTGAATGTCGATGTGACAGTTGCATAGAATGTAATTGTAATCCAGATATATGCAGATGTGAGTGTCATGGCAAGAGCTAAGTCACAAAGAAGTCTGTCTAACTGGACTAATCAGGATTGGCGTACTAAGTCAGGTAAGCCATCTACACAAGGACCAAAGGCTACAGGTGAAAGGTATCTACCTGCTAAAGCCATTAAGTCACTGTCATCATCTGAGTACGCTGCTACAAGTAAAGCTAAACGTGCAGGAAACAAACAACACGTAAAGCAACCAAAGAACATAGCTAAGAAGACAGCTAGGTTTAGGAGAAGTTAATGTTAGGTGCACTACTAGGACCAATTAGCAGTCTAGCTGGTACATGGCTAGAGGGACACGTAGCTGAGAAGAAAGCTAAGTCTGAAGCTAAGATTACTACAATTAGAAGTGAAGCTAAGATAAAAGAAAGACAGGCAACTGGAGAAATAGATTGGGACATAGCACAGGCTAAAGCGAGTTCAAGCAGCTGGAAAGACGAGTGGCTTACAGTTTTGTTCTCAATACCTTTGGTGCTTGCATTCATTCCCGGTTGTGAAGACATAGTTCAAATAGGGTTCAATCAGCTACAGCTTATGCCTGATTGGTATAAGTATGCCCTTTCTATAATCGTAGCAGCGTCATTTGGAGTACGTGGTGCTACTAAGCTATTTAAAAAGTAAGGAGATATAAACATGGCAGAAGAAAATGTAATCGTTGACAAAGCAGCGTATCAATCTAACAGACGCTATATGGCATGGACTGCACTAGCTACAATGCTTATCGCTACTACTGCTGTACTAATATGGCCCGGTAGGTTTGCAGCAGCAGACAGTATTCTTATGATGATGTATGGTTCATTGTCTGCGCTCGTTGGTGCGTACTTTGGCTTTGCAATGCCTAAGAAGAAATAGATGAAGTATAATACTAGCCAGTTACTCGACATGCTTATTAGAGATGAAGGTCTAGAACTAAAAGTTTATAAAGACACTTTAGGTATAGACACGATAGGTGCAGGTAGAAACTTAAGAGATAGACCACTGACTGTTGCACAATTGCAACACTTAGGGTTATCCGATATGCAGGACTTATATGATAATGGGATAACACTTTATGGTGCTAGATACATACTTCGGATCGATGTCGATATTGCTGAACGCGAACTCATTACTGCTCACTCTTGTGTGGAGTTTTTAAATGCACCACGTCAAATGGCCTGTGTTAATATGGCATTTAACTTAGGTATACCTAGATTAAAAATGTTTATAAATATGTGGTCTGCTATACATCGTAAGGACTATGATCGTGCAGCAGATGAAATGTTAGACAGCAGATGGGCAAAGCAGGTAAAAAGCAGAGCAACCAGACTAAGTGACATAATGAGGACAGGGGAATTAAATGACTAGACAGTACACAGAAAATCAGGTAAAATTCCTAGATGTACTATTTGACGATGCTGGTGGGGATGTAGCTACGGCTAAGAAACTAGCTGGCTATGCAGAAGGTACATCTACCACAGTAGTCGTTAGGAGCCTCAAGGAAGAGATACTAGACGCAACACAGCAGTATATGGCAAGGAATGCTCCAAGGCTGCTGTAGCGATGGCTAGTGCGTTATTAGACCCTACTGAGTTAGGACTTAGAGATAAGATGTCAGCAGCAAAGGAACTACTGGATCGTACAGGTCTAGTTAAAACTGAGAAGCTACAAGTAGAAGCGAGTGGTGGTGTGATGTTAATGCCACCTAAGAAACAAAGTGACGATGACGATTAATGGATAGGAGTTTAGGCAAATGGAAATTACCGCAACCAACAGATATAAAGGAAGAAAATGAGTGGCTACCTGTACCACGTATTGCTAGAACAGTCCCATTCGGGTATGAAGTTGACCCCGAAGACGAAGACTTGTTATTGCCGATACCTAAAGAACTGGACCATCTTGAAAAAGCTAAGGCGTATGTGCGACAGTATTCGTTGCGACAGGTTGCAGCATGGCTGAGTACAAACACAGGAAGATACATATCACATCTTGGACTACAGAAAAGAATAAAACATGAGCGACAGCGTAAGGACAAAGCTAGAAGCCTCCGTCAATGGGCAGACTATGCGGAAAAGGCGATCAAGAAAGCCAAAGAAATCGAAGAAAGTAGACTTGGTGCAAAGCGAGTCCATACCACAGAAAGTAGAGTATGATACATCATGCCATTGAACAAGAAGCTAATGTACTGTTCAAACCGAATACAGGACCACAGACAGAGTTTCTAGCTGCACCAGAACGTGAAGTACTATATGGTGGTAGTGCAGGTGGTGGTAAGAGTTATGCAATGTTAGCTGATCCATTACGATATATGGGTCATCCTGCATTTAGCGGATTGTTATTAAGGCACACAACAGAAGAGTTACGAGAATTAATATCTAAGTCACAAGAACTATATCCTAAAGTCTGGCCGGGAATTAAATGGTCAGAGAGAAAGATGCAGTGGACCGCACCATCTGGTGCAAGACTTTGGATGTCATACTTAGATCGTGATGATGATGTCATGCGCTATCAGGGTCTAGCTTTTAGCTGGATAGGTTTTGATGAGTTAACTCAGTGGTCTAAGCCTTATGCATGGAACTACATGAGATCTCGTCTACGTTCCACTGCCCCTGATTTAGATGTGTATATGAGGGCAACGACTAACCCCGGAGGACCGGGACATGGCTGGGTTAAGAAGATGTTTATTGATCCAGCACCATACGATACAAGTTTTGCTGCGACAGATATAGAAACAGGAGAAGCGTTAAAGTATCCAGCAGGTCATAGCAAAGCAGGTAAGGCATTATTTAAACGTAGGTTTATACCTGCAAGGTTATCAGATAACCCATACCTAGCTGGAACAGGTGACTACGAAGCAATGCTACTGTCTCTACCTGAACACCAGCGTAGGCAGTTGCTAGAGGGCGATTGGGATATTAAAGAAGGTGCAGCCTTCACAGAGTTTAACAGGTATGTACATGTGGTTGAGCCATTCGACATACCAAATAACTGGGTTAAGTTTAGGGCATGTGATTATGGTTATGGTTCTTATAGTGGTGTTCTTTGGTTTGCTGTTACGCCAGATGAGCAACTTATAGTATATAGAGAGTTATATGTATCAAAAGTATTAGCAACAGATTTAGCTGATATGGTACTTGACTTAGAAGTAGGAGATGGTAATATAAAGTATGGAGTACTTGATAGCTCTGTATGGCATAAACGAGGTGACACAGGACCATCACTTGCAGAACAGATGATTAATAAAGGCTGTAGGTGGAGGCCATCAGATAGAAGTAAAGGAAGTAGAGTGTCAGGTAAGAACGAAATACATAGAAGACTACAGATAGATGAGGATAGTGAACAACCTAGATTAGTATTCTTTTCTAATTGTACAGAACTAATTTCACAATTACCTGCATTACCTCTTGACAAACGTAACCCAGAAGATATAGATACACATGCAGAAGATCACTTGTATGACGCATTACGATATGGAGTGATGTCAAGACCTAAGTTTAATTTATTTGATTACGATCCTAGCAAACGACCACCAAGCACCATGCCAGTAGCAGATGCTGTATTTGGATATTAAGGAAAAAAATAATGACAGATGAATTTATAATGGAAGAAGACGCTATACATCTAGAGGACGCAGAAGAGTCCAAAGATGAAGACATTGCAAATCTAGTACCATTTATCATCGACAGATATAAACGAGCAGAAGACTTTAGGTATCAGGATGAAGAACGCTGGATTAAAGCGTACCGCAACTATAGAGGTTTGTACGGCACAGATGTACAGTTCTCAGAAGCAGAACGATCACGTGTCTTTATTAAAGTAACTAAGACTAAAACACTTGCTGCATATGGACAGATAGTCGATGTGCTATTTGCAAATAATAAATTTCCATTATCTATTGACCCTACTCAACTACCAGATGGTGTAGCAGGTGATGTACACTTTGATCCAAAAGAATCTCCTGAAGTACGAGAGGTTATGGACAGTCCATATGGTTTTTCTGGTGACGGTAAGGACTTACAACCGGGTGACACTCAGAATACCTTAAACGAAAGATTGGGTGAATATGCAAATAAACTAGGAGAGATAGAGGGTGTTAGAGAAGGTGTTGGTAGAACTGGTACGGCAATTACGTTTAGCCCTGCTCTTGTGGCAGCAAAGAGGATGCAGAAGAAGATACACGATCAGCTAGAGGAATCAGGTGCTAGTAAGCATTTAAGAAGTACCTCATTTGAAATGGCTTTGTTTGGTACTGGTGTTATGAAAGGGCCATTTGCCGTTGACAAAGAGTATCCTAACTGGGACGATGAGGGTGAGTACAATCCAGTAATTAAAACTGTACCACAAGTATCACATGTATCAGTGTGGAACTTCTACCCAGATCCAGATGCTAACAATATGGATGAGGCACAGTATGTAATAGAACGACATAAGATGTCACGTTCACAACTACGTGCATTAAAGAAACGCCCATACTTTAGAGACAGTGTAATTGATGACGTTATCACAAGAGGTGAGAACTACGAGAAGCTGTACTGGGAAGACGACCTATCTGACTATGCACCACAGCATGACATAGATCGTTTTGAAGTTATGGAGTATTGGGGTACAGTAGACATTGAGCTACTAGAAGAACAGGACATAACAATACCTAAAGATCTACAGGATCTAGATGAGCTACAGGCAAACATATGGGTATGCAATGGTAGACTATTACGTGTTGTACTTAATCCATTTAAACCTGCACGTATACCTTACATGGCAGCACCCTATGAACTTAACCCATACAGTTTCTTTGGTGTAGGTATTGCAGAGAACATGGACGATACACAAACTCTAATGAATGGTTTCATGCGTATGGCAGTTGATAATGCTGTGCTGTCGGGTAACTTACTTATTGAGGTAGATGAAACAAACCTAGTACCGGGGCAGGACTTAACAGTGTATCCCGGTAAAGTATTTAGAAGACAGGGTGGTGCACCGGGACAGGCACTATTTGGTACAAAGTATCCTAACGTATCTAGTGAGAACATGATGATGTTTGATAAAGCTAGACAGCTATCAGATGAAAGTACAGGCTTTCCATCGTTTGCTCATGGTCAAACAGGTGTGTCTGGTGTAGGTAGAACTGCATCAGGTATATCTATGTTGATGGGTGCAGCAGCAGGTGGTATTAAAACAGTTATTAAAAACGTAGATGATTATTTACTTAGGCCATTAGGCGAAGGACTGTTTCAGTTTAATATGCAGTTTGATTTTGATCCTGATATTAAAGGTGATCTTGAAGTATCTGCACGTGGCACAGAAAGCTTAATGGCAAATGAAGTACGTAGTCAAAGATTAATGCAGTTTTTAGGTGTTACATCCAATCCAGCACTTGCACCTTTTGCAAAATTCAATTATATTATACGTGAGATTGCAAAGTCTCTTGACCTTGATCCAGATAAGGTCACAAACAATATGGATGAGGCAGCTATACAAGCTGAGATTATGAAAGGTCTACAACCTGATCAACCACCAGCAGGTGCAGCACAGCCACCAGCAGGAGCTAATCCAATGGACACATCAGGAGCAGGAGGAGGAACAATTGGAACAGGACAAGCACCAGTACCCGGAGAACAAGGGTTTAGTGGGTCACCGCAAGGAGCTGCTCCAGAAGCTCCGACCCCTAGTCAGCAACAGCCACCAGTGGGTACTATTCAGTAGTTATCTAGACTCTATGATTGAGAGTGAAAGAAAGACGTTAGAACAATCTACCGATATGGTTACAATGCACAGAGCGCAAGGATCAATCAGTGCGTATCAGAAACTTAAACAACTAAGGGAACATGTAAATGTATAATAGTCAAATGGAAATGTTTCAAGATGGTGGCTTAAAGGATCAGGGTAATACTACTGATCCTGTGTCTGGTAATGATGTACCTTCAGGCTCACTCAAAGAAGAGGTACGTGATGACATAGATGCAAAGCTAAGTCCGGGTGAGTTTGTATTTCCTGCTGACGTTGTACGCTTTATTGGTTTAGAAAAACTAATGATGATACGTGACAAAGCTAAGAAGGGTCTATCTCGTATGGAAGAGATGGGTCAGATGGGTAACTCTGATGAAGCTACAATAGATGATGATGTACCATTTGGTATGGAAGATTTAATTATTGTTAGTGGTGGACCTGAGAATGAAATGAGTAAAGGTGGTGTACCTAGTTACGGTAGAGGTGGACAGTTAATAGGCGACATAGGTGATGGGTATCAACCACCTACACGGTATCATAATCCAGCTACAGGACAGGAAATGATGGTTACTAAAATTGCAGGTAAGTTCTTTCCACCGCTACCAAAAGGCTTTGTACCTAAACCAACTATAGCCCAAGCTAATCCTACATCTAGCACAAGAGTAGGAACAACATCTGTAATAGCAGATGATAAAACAGATGAGTCTGTTGCAGGATTTGACGTAAACAATGCAGGTTTTAATGCAGATGGTACTGGTACTAGAACACCACAGGAATCTGCTAGTGGTGAGATGCGAGGTAATGCTGGTACAGAAAAATCTTTTAATGAAATGTCTCCTAACGAACTGGCTGCTTATGGTGACTGGGCTAGAGACAATCCCATGAAGGCTCAACTTGGGGCGTTCTTAGG